TGGTTTGCTTGCCACCACCGAGGTATTCAGGACGTTGCAGACGAGCATCCGAGGAACGGATTCCAAGGAAGGCGAGGTACTCAGTAAATCGAGATCCATAACGAGCCCGGTTTTCTTCATAACGTTGCAGAGCGAAAGCCTCACGCAGATCATTGATCGACGCAGCGGTAGCACCGGCCAGATCGGTGTAGAAACCACCGGTTGTTGCGTTCAAACCGTTGATGTAAACCTGATCAGTAGTCGTTGCACCACGAGAGATAGACGCAGCAGCGATAGCACCAGAAGAATACGTGTTTTTCACTGGAGCGGTAGAGCCCAAAGGCACTGTAATTTCAGCACCCTTCTGAGCCCAGGGTCGAGCGGACGTGAAGTAGTCCTTTTCCCAATCCACATTTTGCAAAGTAGTGTTCGTAGTTGTGTCAGCACCAGACGTCTCGTCAATTGTGAGAGCAGTTTGCAGGTCCTGATCGCGATACCACTCATTCCAGATCTTGGCATAACCACGGAAAGGCAAGGCCGAGACCTCAATGTTATTTACGCCAGTGGGTACACCGTAATAATCAGCGAGAGAGCCGACTGCGGCACCAGTACCGCCGCTAAACGTGATCGTAGGGAATACGGAAGCGTCCATACCATCAGGACCACCGGTAATGAACTTTTCCCAATCCTCATACACAAGACGATGAGGAACAAACCAATGATGGATACGCACTTGAACCGGGTGCATAACTGGAGCGAGCAGCGGAGAAACACGGACCAGAAGCGAAGTTGCCTGTTGAATTGTGTCACCGGGAAGCACCTCAGTTAGACCAATGGGAAGAAGCTCACCCATATCACCAGTGAGCAGCTTGTAATTTGAAAGAGAGAATTTCGAGCGTTTCATAAGACTCCTTTTTTAGACCAGATTTTGGCCTTCGTTTCAATTTGCAGAATTTTTTGCTTTTCAGCGCTTACCTTTTTTTCGAGATAGCGCGTAGTTGAGCCCTCAGCATGGCACAAAGCCTGCATTTCAAGGGCACGGAGAACTTGCGGCTTTTCTTGTCCCCCCACCGTATCAAAGCCAAGTTCCTCACGAAGTTTGCTCCTCAGGTACCGACCGAGTGGAAGATTGCGAACGCCGTGCTTAAGAGAAAGAGGCACGTCACCACTATCAGCCACAGATTTAGCACCATGTTTAGTTGAGAGCGCTCCGGCAACGATTGGCATAGCAGGCGCACCAAGACCAGGATTACGAGACATGCGAGCGAACTCAGGGAAACGACCAGAGAGCCTTGAATCATCATGAGCCGTCATTTTCTTAGTGACGTAACCCGCGAGATACTGGGCAGACTCAGGTGTGAGTTCTCCAGCATGGCAGAATCCGAGCCCCCAGGCATCACTAACTGCCTTCTCTTCGAGACTAGCGACACCGAAAAGCGCCGCATGGTAGTGCGCACGCTGGGTTTGATCTCCATACTCACCGACAAGGTAATACCGAAACGGGCGAAGAGGACCCATCTGGTAACGGAGCCTTTTAAGGAAGAGTTGGGTATCTCTTGGATTAAGGGAGGAGTCAGCTGGGTAATTTTCTTCATCATATGTAAGTGTCCAAAAAGAAGAGAACTCATGCACTTGAGATTCCAGCATTAAGCGATGAGCCCAAAGACGACGACGATTAATCCGGCAAGGCTGGCACTGGCCACATCCATATTCTTGCCCAGCCTTCCGGAACGGTTTTTTGCAGATCACATGCGATAGCCGATACGACGCACTGGACTGCGACGCCGACCAAAGCTACGACGAGCACGAGAGGTGCGACGACGATAAGCCATAGTTGATTCTCCTTAATGACGACCCCGAAGACCGCCGGGGTTATACGGTTTGGCAAGACGATTCCCACCAATAGGTTTAGCCTTGAAAGATTGAGACCACACATCCCATACCCATTCATATCCAGCCGGGATAGGGAGCTTGGGTTTGTCATCAGGACCATGCCAAGCACGGCGAAGAGCCGAGATACCGACAGCAGCTGGAGCAGCCATAGGACCCATTGACTCCAAAGACTCGGAAGCAGCCTGAGACGGCAGATCAATGGTAGCGCCACCACCCATATCAAATCGCTTGTTTAACGGGGTATTGCCAGCCTCAGTAGACAGGTCACCGGGTTTGGACGAAATCGAGATTGAAGGTTTGGCTTGAATAAGCCCTGGGGCAGCGCGAGGCCCAACAACAGCAGGGCCAGTCACAGCAGGCATCGGAGGATTGCCCGGTTGACCCATGATAGAAGCCCATTCCGAAGTAATTTGAGCCTCAAGAAGAGAGTTCCTGAGTTGAGCGTTACGGAGAGACAAGGCAGCCATTTCGCGCTCGTCATCCGTCATGGTAGCCACTTGAGCACGTGTAGTATTTTGTCCCATTGATCGGAGAGATTCTGAGACACGGCTGAGTCTGTCGCCGAAACCAGTATCACCAGCAGCAATGACAGGCGAATAACTAGCACCAGCAGCGCCGATAGCTGCGAGAGGATGGAGCCCAGCAGCTTTAGCATCCTCGACCCGCCAGCGGATACCCATTTTTGCAAACTCGCGCTGGTTGTCCGCCTGGAGCCTTTGTTGGTAGTCATCATCACCGCCGAATAGATCACCGATGCCACCAAGTATAGAGCCGATTCCGGCTATTGAGAAAGGACCCATTTAACACCTCACTTTAGATTTTGGGCTGTATTTGCCGGGTTTGACTTTCGTACCAGCGACGCCGGTAGCGTGGATAACTTCCTTGCGGACACCGCGACGAACACAGACATTGACGCGGGAAGGGTTTTCGAACAGAAGAGCTTCAGGGGAAATAAGCTCAGGAAGCGTGCCAGAACGGGCTGTGGCACGTTTTGCGGGCGGGGCCGCTACCACCCTAGCCGGTCGACCATTTAAGCGCTTGTAGGTCGGCACCGGGTCCGGGTGGTAATACCGTCGGTCATCCGGCAGGAGCACGGGTTCAGGAGCCTCACGAGATTGAGACCGACGTTGGAAGGTTTTTGACGTCAGAGGCAGCGCACCCGATACGCTCGAACGCGTTCGGGTAGGAGCGCTAGCGTTGACAGCGGCAACGCGCCCTATACGACGATAAGAACCAGATTTTGAGTTGCTAGATGCCATGATTAGGAATCCTGTCAGTTAGCACAGTAGACATCAAGTATAGCTACTGTGCGGAAAGAGGTTACGCGGGTACCCCGCTACTTGGGGGTCCCCCCCAAACCCCCGCTAAGAAGGTTTGTAAGGGTATACCCTAATTCATTGTTTATCAGGGAGTGAGACTCGGAGGTTCCTGCTGGGGCGGAAGAGGTACATCGCCACCGTTTCCGGGGGCAGGTCCGGGAACCGGAGGCACATTGTCTCCAGTTGCCACAGGCTCTGGGGTGAATACTTCCTGATCGATTGACAGTTCCCAAGGAGACCTGGGGTCGTAGTCGTCGCCAATGACGAAATCATCGGCTTCTTCGAAAGTTTCGTTGCCATTTTGTTGCGCATCCCGCGAAATGATGCCGAGCATACGGCGAAGATCGTCCAGCTTGGTAGCAGGCCGGTTGAAGCGAAGAGGAAGGGCGATTGGAGTGTCATCGAGAACCTCGTGACCATTTTCATTTAGCATGTTTTTGCTCCTTAGTAGATGAATGAGTTTCCGCCGGAGGCAACAAGTCGGCGGGCTTGGATGGAGTGGTTGGCCATGACCCAAAGGACGTCTTCAGAAGTGACCTGATTGACTCGTTTCGTGGGTTGGGACTTGACGAAGGCGGCGTTAAGCGTGGGGTCTGATGCAAAGATACGTGCGTAATGCCAGTAATCCAGCGTGGAGCGAAAATCGCCCGCAATACTTGATTCCGCCCTTCGATACTCGTCGTATCGATCTTGATAACCAAAGACGCCGGTTGGGGATGAGTGGGCTGCATAGAGTTCCTTGTTCAGAATTTCCTGTTGACCGATATGCTGGAGTTCACGTTGCCAGAAGTCCTCTTTGGTACGACGGTTCCATGTCCGGTGCAAGCCCTGGGCATACATCGTTTTTGGCTTAACAGAGAGGAAAGAGTGCACGTAGCCGTGCTCCTCGAAGAACTTCCGATACCGGTTAGAGCGCATGGCACCGATGCCGTGGCCACGAAGATTACCCACACCAGCAGTAGCGCCAGAAGTAGTAACACCAGACTGCAAAACTTCTGAAAACTGGATGGTTTGCTTGCCACCACCGAGGTATTCAGGACGTTGCAGACGAGCATCCGAGGAACGGATTCCAAGGAAGGCGAGGTACTCAGTAAATCGAGATCCATAACGAGCCCGGTTTTCTTCATA